ATGGACGGTTGACCTGCACCCGAAGACCTGGGCGATCACGTCCAGGTGGTGCGACTTCGTCTTCTTCGAGACGTTCCTCTTCGACACCACAGACGAGGGGTCGCGGACTCGGGGTCACGGTGGAGACGAGCGCGTAATCTACACAAATCTCGATGCGAGTTACGAGGCGAAGAATCGCTTCGGCATCGAGGGTTCGATCGAGGCAGGATCCTCCGCGAAGGAGGCATGGGCCAATATCGTTCGGGAAATCTCAGCGGCGAAGAAGGGGGACAAGTGATGGCAGGTTACGACGAGGGAACCCACCAGTGCACGGTGGTCTCGCAAGGGTTCGGCAACACGAAGAAGGGCACGGAGTATTTCGCTTTGATCGTGAGACCGAATGGTGGCGATTTCGAGCGGGAGGTCTCGTTGTGGGTCAACTCGGATCCGAACATCGAGCGGACCCGGTCTCGCCTGATGTCGTTGGGTTGGGACGGCGAGGATTGGACTGCTCTCAATCCAGGAGCACCTGACGGTCACAGCTTTGCGGGAATATGTGTCATGCTGGTGAATCGTCATCGAGAAGGTTTCGACAACTTCGACTTCCCAGGCCCGCCGCCTACCGTGCGGGTTGGCAAGGACGACGAACTGGCGAAGAAGCTGAACCGACTCACCAAGTCGGGGAAGAAGAAACCGGCAGTGACAAATGTGTCACCGGCAGTGACAAATCCGTCACCGGTCTCCGATGAGGAGGTGCCGTTCTAAGGGGTGGCAACGGTGAGTGGCGACACCGGGGTTCGAGTCCCCGGCACCGTTCTCCTGGGTGTTTTGAAGGCACCCAGATCTGCGGTCAACTGGTCTCTGTCAGGTTGGCAACATACCCGCAGACAGCAGGGTGAGGGTGCTGCACCAGTCGGCATTGCCGAGGGGTTCGGGTACAGCGGAAAGCAGCGTCGCCCAATAGACTGCGACCGAAGACCGGACTGGAAACCTCAGAGTGATGATCACTCTAGGAAGACAGGGGGTGGAGGGAGCGGCAGGGATCGGTACGTCTTACTAGTACTAGATGGGATGGTGGATATGACGTTGAAATGGAGCGAGGTCGAGGAGTACCTGGACTCGCACGAGTTGACCGTCATCAGGGCGGACGGCTTCGATGACTGCGTGATCGGTATCACCGATATACCGGACCTGGACGAGACCGTCCTGGTCTACTCGCAACAGGCTTGCGTGAGAGAGTTGCAGAAGGGGGCCGGGATGTCTCGGTCCGAAGCCTGGGAGTACTTCAACTTCAACACGCTGCGAGCGAGTTGCGGTCCTGGTACGCCCCTGTTTGTCGATGTGATTGGGTCGGAGGATTTCTATGATCACTGCAACTGAAATCTACGCCGCCTACCCCAGGAAGGTCGCGAGGCTCGCGGCAATCAAGGCGATCGAGAAAGCACTGTCAATGATCTCGGCACCGGCGCTCCTGGAGCGGGTCCAGCACTACGCCCAGCACTGCCGGGGCAAGGAGAAGAAGTACATCCCTCACCCCGCGACGTGGTTCAACCAGGGTCGCTACTTCGACATCGACGACGACCCTGATGCGTGGCCCATCGGGCCGGAGATCCCTGTCGGCGAAGCCTGGGCACTCGCCCTGGACGCGGTGCGGACAGTGGGGCGGCACAGTCCTGGTTCGACCAAGACGCCTCGTGACGTCCTCCCCGCAGCAGTATATGATGCCACCAGGGCGGTCGGCTGGAACAAGATCTGTGACATGACCGACCGTAGTCGCAACGATATTAAGGAGCAATTCCGAGCCGCCTACGAGCGGGTCGGCAGCACTCGTCATGGAAGACCTGGACAAGCGGTTGACGGCACTGGAATCCAAAGTGAAGATGGAACTGGGGAACGACTCCGCCACGGGTAATGCGTGGCGTGTGATCGACTCTCACGCGGAGCGACTGAAGAGGATCGACGAGGTGATCTGGAAGGGTAACGGCAAGGATGCCTTGGTTACGCAGTTGGTTCGACTGCGTACTGAAATTAGAACGATCGCCCTGGTGCTCGGCATCCTGATGCCGGTCGCCGTCAAGGTGATCGATGTACTTTGGAATTCTCACGCCCATTAGTCCTGTCACTCTTTCTGGCGGCGACCGCCGTCGCCAGCCCGAAGACCGCAAGCGTCCAGGTAGGCGGGTGCTCGGGCACAGTCATCCAGGTCAGCGGTCGCACCGCCTGGATCATCTCCGCAGCACATTGTATTTCGCGTCAGGTCGAGTCGCCGAGAGTCGTCTCGCCGTTGGGTTGGTCTTCAAGTGGTGTCCTCCGACACTCGGATCCCCGGCTCGATCTGGCGCTTTACTCCACGACCCTGCCCGAGGGTGCGGCCCAGGACGCGGTGTCGATTCCTGGTTCTATGCCGAAGGGGACACCGGTCGCCTGGGGCTACCCAGGTGGCAATGGTCCAACCCAGGCGACCCTGGTGCCGACCGGTCGCCAGGAGTTCTCGAACATCCCGATCGCGAAGTCGACTTACGATGTCAGCAAGGGTCGATTCCGCAACGGCTCAAGCGGCGGCGGGGTGTTCGTCGGAGAATCCCTGGTCGGGGTCCAAACCCATGGAAAAGACGATAAAGAGGTGTATGCGACCTCTTTAGCCGATATTCGAGCCTTCAGTTTCGCCTCTAAGGCACGTTGTGGGGTGAACCTGATACCTGGGTCATCCGATTTATCGAGTCCCTTAGAGAGCGACTCAGACCGAACGGCGGCGATCGCGGAGATACGTCGCCTCTTGAAAGGTCTCCAGGCGAAGCCCGGTCCCCCTGGTCCCCAGGGCGCACCAGGACCGCCTGGAATCGACGGCAAAGACGGTCCCGATTACGGGGATCGCATCGAGCAGTTGGAGCGGCGCGTTCAGACCCTGGAGCGCCGAGTGGTAGAATTAGAAACGTGGCGTGCCAACTTTCGGGCGACCTTCCGCCTTCGAGTCACGCCCAGGTCGAAGGAGTGATGTCATGGCGAGTGTCGTTGATCTTCAGGCGTTGTTGGAAGCGGCGAGCGGCGAGCGGTTGGCGCAGCAGAGTGCGGCGAACAACTCTCTGCTCCAGGTGATGGACCGCGCCTTTCTGAAGGTGTTCTCGGAAGTGGACACGGGCGAAGCGTTCGCTAGTCGCGTCCTGATCCAGTCGAAGGATGGACCGTCCGCCTAGTGGACGTCCAGGCCGAAGCGGATCGATTGATCGGTCTCGACCAAGCAGGTCGGGACCGGGAGATGGTGGTGGTCGCCCTGCGCCTGGGAGAACAGGCGCAGCGATCCTGGGACGAGATGCGCGAATTAGACCTGGAGTTGATCGATGTCCTCACCGGTGGTGGAAAAGGGAATGGCGGCGCACTTGAAGGGTCGCAACCGCTTCCTGAACATCATGACCCATGACGTCACTGAGCGTCTGAAGATTCGCCGGAAGGCACTCGCGACCGACGCGGGCCTGGACGAGTCGTACGACGTTGGCACCTACCCGCCTGGGGTCGAGACGGTCAACATCACAAAGGGGACCAACCCGATCGCTGCGGCGGTCCTGTCATCAGTCCTCCTGGGCACCGGCGGAGCGGGCGCCCTGGGCGCAGCGAGCCTACTGGGTTTGTTCGACCGCCCGGCGGCGCCCCAGGTTGGAGAGCAATTGTTTGATGTCATCATCGAAGGAGCAGGTCATGGAAGACCGAAAGTCGAGGTTCGTCCCGACGCCGGAACAGATCGAGGAGGCGGCGAGAGAGATACGGGCGGGGTGGACTAAAGAACGGTGGGCCAGGGAGTCAGGTCCGACACCCTGGAAGGTTCCGGTTATCGACGGCGCAAAAAAAAACCTGCCCCCTCACGACTAGAGTCGTGAGAGGGCAGGGGGGTCGAGGTCGCCGGTCCTAGACGGCAACCGTTGGGGTGAAGAGTCCGCACCGCGCGTCCATGACACCGTGGAGCAACTGAGTCTTCTGGACGATCGCCTCGGGGCGAACACCCTTCATGACCTCAGTGAACCCGTTGAAGAGACTCCAGGCAGTCCGTTCCTTGAACTCTGGATGGGCGGGAGTCCGCCACTGCTCCAGCACCCTGGGGATCTTCGTCGGTCCGATGACCTTCGAGTCCAGGGCATCGATCAACGTGTCGTTGACCTCCGAGTCGGTCAACTCGGAATTCTGGTAGACGGCGAACCGTCTGTCCTGGAGTCGCCTTTGCTCGCCCAGGGAAGCGACCGCCCTGGTCACCAACCTGGGCAGGTCGGCCTCGATGTGGCGAGTATGTCGCCGGGCGATTGTGATCTCGCCAGAGAACGACATGTTGTCGCAGACAAAGACACCGTTGCCAAAGGCGTACGACGCCGAGATCGATCGGTCGTGCGAGTTCCTGGTGCCGATGACGAGGCTACTGCCGCCGTCGTCGTCCTTCCCATCGCTGACCTGGAACATCCCGAAGTACCGGGAGTCCTGGTGGGACGTCCCGTGGAGTTCCTGGACGATCTCCAGACCCTTCTTCTCGAAAGCCGCCCTGGTCGCCTCAACCAGGACGTGGTGCGGGATGGGAAAGTGGGACTCCGTTGGCGCGGGAGTCTTGATCTTCGACAACTGGTCGAAGTCCACCGGGTTCTGCGTGTAGAAGTTCAGGCTACTCATCAGTCGAGTCCTCCAGTTCTTGGTCTTCAAGTTCACGCCGAAGTTTCCGCGACCATTGCGGATCGGCACAGCGTCTGAGTTCGACGGGCACCGGCTCGCCGAGCTTCTCGATCAGTTCGATCAGGCACTCGGCGACGACGACCGCTTTCGCTTGCGACTGCTCCTGGTACGAGCGACCGCTCCGCCGGTTGTTGTGGGGCCACTCCAGGTCGAGCGCCCGCAGACACCCGGTGATGTTCCCCGCGCTCACCGAGAACTCCAGTTGGCGAGTTGCCCGGCGCCTCAGTTCGGGGACCGTCATCGGGGTCTTCTTGATCTCGTCCCAGTTGGCGAGAATCCAGTCCTCCAGTTTCCGCGTCAACTTCCTGTCGAGGCGGTTGTGTTGTCGCGGCCTGGGCTTCCTGCCCAGGTTGGGTTGGGGTTGGTCTGCCATCCCTAGTTGTCCTCCTGGCACCGCTGAAGAATTCTTCCGACCGTGACGTGGTGCCATCGTCCCGACCGTGCCTGGAAGTCACTCGCTTCCAGGGTTCGCGTGATCTGTCGATTACTCTGCCCCTCCTGGTGGAGGCGCTGAACCATCTCGATCACCTGCTGCTCGTTCTCGTCCTCGACGAGATCCTTTCCGACCCGGCTGAACCCGAAGGGTGCCTGGGCCGACATCGCGCGACCGGCTCGCTGGTGTCGCTTCATCGCGTGCGACGTCTTCTCGCCGGTCAGGTCTTTCTCGAACTCCGCCTGGAGCAGGAGTTGACCAATCATGAATCGACC